CCGTTCGGATCGATCCAGCCGGTGCCGTATTTCGATTTGACCTTCCATCTGGAAATGTTCGCCGTATCCTTAGGCTGATAGACCACGGTCACTATATCTCCGGCGTTCATAACTTTGCGCTTTCCGCTTCCGGAGCTGGACTTATAGAGCGTTCTCTGGTTCTTGCTCGTAAGCTGGTTCAGAGGTTTGACCTTATAAGTCCAGACCGTGGTGACACAGCTGCCATTTTGAATTTCTGGAGTGGTTCGCACCGGTACGGGAATCACAAGAATATTATCCCGAACCAGTGCGGCATACTTTCCGAATTCGTCTATGGGGTGAGTCATGGTGACGAGGCTGTCGCCATTAGCCGTTTCCTCAAACTCGCACTCGGTGGGCTCAAGAGCGCCAACCAGCCCCATCGTCGAATAATCGTTATTGTCCTCATTCGAGGAAAAGACATAGATGTCGCTCAATTAGATCCACCTCCATCTCGGTGTAATCTCAATCTTTGTAATCCCGCCAGAAAATGAAACAGGCGAGGTTCCCTCAGGAATCTTCGCCCATTCTCCGGTAACTCTGGTTCCCAGCAGGGTCAGCGGATCGCTTGCGCTGCCATTCGATCCCTTGTAAGCGATCTTCGCCTCGCAGTCCAGATAAATATAAGTCAGATTCGTAAAGCTGTTGATGATCATCGTCGAATTTCCGATCATAACATTCCCCTCAGCCGTTCCATAAACCTTGATCAGAGGCTCCGAGTAGATGTTACCTTCATTCTTAATCATGCCCGCTGCGGTAAAGGTCTTGACTGCATCACCGCCGTCCAAATATAAAAACGGCTTGGCTTGAAATTCCACGGAGAATGATCGGTGAGGATTCCCTCGCACAATTTTGTCAAACGAGATCTGGTTGGCCACCCTTGCCCGATAATATCCTTCGGGTCGGCTTGCAAACTTCACCGTTCCTCCGCCCTTGAGCCATCCGCAGATCTTGGCAATTCGGCTGACGCTTTCGCCGTTCTCCAACATATACGGATCGTCGATTACGCAGCCTGCGGATAGATTAATGTCGTCATAAATGCCGTCCCCCTCAAGCAGTGTAATTGATCCGCTCTTTCCGGGAATCGTTTCATAAGAGACTCGCTCCTTCGGAGAGATAATGGATGGCTGAGACAGTACGTGCATCCCGTAATCGGTGCACTTCGTGCCATTCCAAATAAACCAGTCTTTTAGTTCCATGGGATGCACCTCTTTGTTAAATTTTCAGAAATGATTACGAAAAAGCATTATTCACCGTTATAATGTTATAGTGGAAATTTTCAGAAGCCCGGAAGACTCACAAATGGAGGTAAAGTACAAATGCGAAAGCTGATCAAATTACTGATCTGGCTGAAAAGTAACGTTGCCAATATCCGCGCAACCGAAAAATGGCTCGGCCACTTATGTTTTCACTTCGACCCTCCGGGCTTTTGAAAATTTCCATTTTGATTATTTAGGAGATGATTTTTATGGATTGCCTTACCAAAGATTCTAAGAAACTCTTGAAACGACTCTGCAAAGAGTACAAGACTCGAAAGAAAACCAGATCCGAAGAAATGGCCAAGAAATTCGGCAGTGCAAAAGAACTCGCCGCTTATCTTGGCACTCCTGATTCTTGGAAAAGCATCGAACACTCCTGCCTGAGATTGGAAAAAGCCGGTTTTCTATTTCTTCGAAAGTATGATGACGGTGTGAATGGCATTTACCTGACGGACAAAGCAATCGCATTCATGGAGAACCGTTTTAGTAGAGCCCTGAAGGCCATTTGGAAATTTCTTCTAGAGTTACTTCAGTTAGTTCCCAATCTTCGGAAATGAAATCGGCTAAAGTCGGATTCCAACTTTTACCCATCTGAATTTTCCGGTCGAGATCTACACCCAAAATGGTGTTTACTTTCCCATTCGGAAAAAAGGCAAGCTCTCTGCCATAAGGTGCATTTGGCTGATAAACGCCAACGCCTTTCTTGCTCGCTCTCTTCAATGCAGTACAAAGATTCATTGTCATTCCTCCTTCGGTCTTTGCCAAGGGATTGAGGTAATTGTTCCGTGCCCTTCTTGATCGAGTCTGAAGTGGCTCATCTGTACAAAAGGAGGCGAAGACCATGGAGCAAATTACCCCGAGAAATTCTGCGTCTTTTCAATGGAAAAATGGCGGTTTGTCTGGTGCGATTTCCTTCGTTATCAAGAAAGTCAGCGTCGACATGAAACTCGAAATCAAAATTAAAAAGTAAATAGCCAAAAAAGTCGGGATCGAGGAGTAAACTCGCCCGGCTTTTTCCATTTTTGAAGACACAGAAAATTCCCAAAACTCGATTCAGGAATTTCGAGTCCCTGAAACGAGGTTCGAGAACTAAAAAAAGAGGCAGCCCTCTGTGTTGAGAGCCGCCTCTGTTGGGTGGTTGTTATTCGAACTTGATGCCTGTCGTGATGGTGAGTTTGAATTGGTAGGGAATTGTCAGGATGTCACCTTCGTCGAGGGAGATGTAGTAGGTTTTATCTCTATTGGGCCTAGCAAAATCATTCAGCTTGTAATCCCAGTCACCATACTCATGGCCGAATGGCTCTAGTGTAATCATTCCGCCACTTGCTTCCGAGTCATAAGATTCGAGATAATAATCTCCTACTGGCAAATCCTTTCCTCCAACGTATGTGCCTTGCTCAAGTATCGTAGCTTTTTCGATTCCTCGGCCCACGACCTCTTGAGATAAGACCGCTTGCAATTCCAACAATTCTTCATCGGTCAAAGTTGACACATCGGGAATTTCGGCCATGGCCATCGAGCCAAGAAGCACCAACATGATTGTTAGCGCAATTACCTTCTTCATTATTATCCCTCCAATAATCTAGACTAACTAGATTTTAGCACTCAAAGAATTCAATGTCAAGCATGACCGCCAAGACCTCTCTTTTGCTGATAGCTAAGAGAAGCAATCTCGGAAGCTAAAGATCGAATATCCTGCTCGGAGCGAATGTAGAAGTTGTTTCCGCTCAGGTTGACAGCGCTGCTATTGATGCTCGAATTGTCAATATTGCCACTAGAGCTTCCATTTTGATTCATGTTAGCTCTAGAAATGCTGGCGGAAGCTGCTCTCGCATTGTCCACATTCGAACCCACAGAAATTGTAGATCCTCCAGAAAGCATACTTCGAATCGCCCTTGCGCCTTCACCGACATTTGTCAAGTCGACGATCGGTCGAATTACTGGGTCGGAAGAAACATTCTCATCAAGCAATCCGCTCATGCTGGAAATAGACGCTCGAACAGAGTTCAATGCCTGCTGACTCACATCGGAGCTCGCGCTCGTCACAGCTGAAGAATAAGACGTAATTCCTTTAGCCATTCCTTGGCTGAAGTACATACCGAACTCTTCAGTTTTCTTCGAAGGCGAAGCAATTTGAAGAATACTCTGCGCTCCGGAAAGAGCACTTCGTGCCATATTTTCAGCTGCGATTCGTGCGCTTGATGCAGAAATTTTAATTCCCTGAGCAAGTCCGCTTGCCATGTACTGACCGGCAGTGACAAACTTTGAACGGTAAGCACGAATGGCCGTAACTGCCTTGTCGCACGCATCGGTTATAGGCTTAGTGTCAATCGAAACATTCGAGAAAATGCTGTTAGTCTCAGAGGTTGCATCTTCACTCGTCGAGAAAATGCCCTTCAATGCGTCCATCTTTGTCTTGAATGACTCGGTGTCCGTAGAAGTGAAAACTGATACCGCATTTCCGATTTTTGAAACTGCATTGCTGAAATCTGTAACAAAAGACATGTCTAGATTATCCTTGCTCAGCTCTTCGCTTGCCGTAGCATAAGCCCCCTCGAATGTAGTTATCGAGCTAGACACCATACTCAACACTGATGGATCAAACCTCATATCCGCGGTGACCATGCCGACTTCGGCGATCTTCTTGAGCGCATCAATCGCCACATCCAGATCGTCCTTAGTCGTTCCCTGAGAGAAAGAATTGACTTTTTCAGAGAAGGTGTTCAGATTATCGCCAAAACCTTCGAGATTCTCAATAAAGCTCTCAGTCTTGTTGTCGCCGAACCAGAATTTTGACCAAGCGCCACCGTTAGCTTCAAGGTTAAACCTGTCGCTCGCAATGAGATCGAAGAATTCAGCGACCTTGGTTGCCGCATCGATGGTGGTCTGAGCATTCAATACTGTCTGGTCGGTAATCGTAGCCAGAGAAGTATTTACGGACTGCATGGTCGATGCGAAATCGTCAATGGTTGTCGTGATATAGGATAATCGGTCTTTCTTGCGGAATAGGCCGCCTGTAATGGTAGACAGGAACCCCATCGGAGTACTGGAAGTCCAAGCTTCGATGACGCTGTTCAAGGACTGAGCCGACTGAATGGCAGCATCAATCTTTTCCTGATCCACATCTGCATCAGCCAGAATTCCAAGACTCTCGGCGATACTTCTCGTACCTTCTTCCTTAAATCTGGATGCGAGATTCGCCAGTGCTCCGCCGACAGAGTTAAGTACCTCTCCGCCTCTCTCAATATCCGCAATGAGCTGACCGTCGTTCTTGCGATCCCATACGCCAAGCCCAGCGGTGCATGCAGCGGCAATATCAGCAATCGCTCCGAAAGTTGCGGTGATGATGCTTGCATTAACGAACCCAAGCCCTACAGCGATTGTGCCCTTCAACCCGAGCATTCCGAGTGCGTCACTAATTGCAGCGATGGCCAAGGCCGCAACTCCAAGAGGCCCGTCAAAGCCCTTCAGAGCGTTACCGACCGTAGCTAAAACCTCTCCGCCGCGTTTGATATCACCGGAAAGATTGCCATTTTGATTGCGATCCCATGCACCGAGACCGCTTGTGATGGCTCCGGCAATTCCAGCAATCGTCCAGAACGTTCCCTGAATAATCAGAGAATCCAGCCAGCCTGTGAGCAGAACCTTCGTTCCAGCGACTCCTTTGACAAAGGACAGTGTCTCACTAATCCCGACAATAGCCAATGCTGCAATACCAAGAGGCCCGTCGAAAGCCTCAAGTGCATCAGAAATTGCTTCAAGAACTTTAGCGCCATTCTTGATGTCAGAAATGAGCGCACCATCGGAATACTTGTCGAGGTATCCAAGGCCGGTTGTGATTCCTCCAGCAATCAGAGAAACTGACCAGAATGCGCCCTGAATCCACAGCGAATTAAAGAAGCCCTGCTTTGCAATTCCGCTCTGACCGGTTGCTTTCTCGTAGATGGCAACGCCGGTTCCAAGACCGACAACACCGCCGGATAGAACCTGAAAAGAAGTTCCCATGCTGCTGATGGCATTACCAATAGCTTCAAGAACCTTTGCGCCTCTCTCGATTCGATCCGAAATCCATCCACCAGTCAGTCGGTCGAGCTCTCCAACGAGGGCAAGCACACCGCCAATTACCACAGTTAGAATTCCGGTAGCAATTCCGAGCTTCAGAGCATTCGAAGCAACGTCCCTGATACTGCCGATCCCATCGATCAGTCTGAGCGCCAGCGCAATTGCGACCAGCATAGATGCAATTCCACCAGCAAAGGCAATTACGAGATTCGCATCCGCTCCCTTAATCTTATTGACCACTTCTGCGAACGCATACATGAACAGACCAAGTGCAGTCAAAGTGACTACGGCTCCGGCAATACTCGCCGGATTACCAGAGAACTGGTTGATCGTTTTCATGAACACGGACAACGCAATCATGATCGTCACCAGTGATCCAACTCCCTTTGCCAGCTGATCCAGAGGCATCTTTCCGAGGCTCTGAGCTACGTAGGCCAGAATGGCAATGGCCGTCGCCAGACCGATCATGCCTGCTATTTTGATTGAACCTGTCTTGCCAACTTCTTTCATAATCAGCTTAAGGATCACACAAATTCCAAGCAGACCGGCAAGGCCCTGTGCAAGCTCGAAGATAGACATACTGCCAATCTTTCGAACCACATGGGCAAGAATGCCAATGGCGATTGCGAGCTTAATCATGCCAGAAATCGCTATCTCCATCTTGAGAGTTTTTCCGCTTCCTCCAAACCGAGTAACGGCAACCATCATGATAGCCATCGCAGCCATGATTCCTCCTACAGCCAGCAAACCGGCCACAAAACCGGACTTATTTGTGCTGTAAAAAATACCGAGTCCAACGACCGAAGCTGCAATAATACCAATCGCGATGCCCAATCTCTGGAAGGCTTTTCCCGCATTCTCGACACCATTACCAGCCTCCCCCTTCAGGAAAATCGCTGACAATGCGAGAATTGCAGTCATACTACCCATAATTATCGCAATGTATTTCAGCCCCTGATCAAGTTTGTTCGGATCCATGGAGCCCATCGCAATAATCGCCACGGCAATAATCCCGATAGACATAGCAATCTTCTTAAAATTGTCAGCCAGAGAGGCCGACTTGTTGGCAGCTTCCTTTCCGCCCTTCAGAACGGCCAGATCACCAACAAATCCTCGAACCCAAGAGATCAACTTGACGGCCAAAGCAATCACAACGACCACGCCGCCTAGAACTGCAATCAGCCCCCAGTTAAGATTCTTAAACTTCTCGAAGTTCACCTTCATGTTCTCAAACATGGGCTGAATCTTATCCTTGATCTTTTCCCAAGTCGAGGACATCCAGTTACAAAGATCCTCAAAAGCAGTAAACCGCTCTTTGATCTGATCGGTAACAGGCTCAGTCGAATCAACATCCTTGTCGAAAAACCCGCCGACTGCCTCTTTGAGCTTGCCCCAAGTTTCGGAGACCCAAGCGGTAATGGAGGATACGACTGCCTTCACTTTCTCGAAAGCGGTTTGGAGCTTCTTGTTCTGAGACAACTGTTGATAGATTCCGGTAAAGAAATCACCGATCTTCGAGATGAAACCAGAAATTTGTCCGCCAGTCACAAAACCTTTGACCGACTTCCAGAATCCGGAGAAGAAATCCGTAATTCCTTTTCCAATCTTCTGAATCTTTTCCGAAGACTTGATCTTATCGAAAATATCAGTGAAAAACTTTCCAATTTTCTTTCCATATTCGGGGATCTTTTCGATGACCGGAGAAACAAAATCCGCAATCATCCCAAAGAAATCTGAAATAGCAGAAATCGCTACAGGAATCTTATCTGTTATCCATTCTATAATACCGGAGAATTTATCGCCAAGATAGACCTTTATCTTCTGGTAGAAATTCTTCATCGGAGAAATTAGCGTCTTGAAAGATGCCTTGAGCTTTTCAAAAGTCTCTCTGAATTTCTCAATTGCTCTGCTATTTTGAATGGATGTTTTGATCTTCTCCCAGAGCTGTCCAAAAGTCGAAATGCTTGAGCCAGACTTCTCGGCGGCTTCCCCAATTCCGAAGAAACCGAGAACGGATTTCGTGATTCCTTCAACGGCTCTTCGAACGGGTTGAAGAATCTTCTGAATTCCGGCAAGCCACTTGTCAAAGATTCCACTTTTATCGATGAATTTGTTCAGATTTACAAAGCAATCTCCGATCGCACCTGCAATCTGAAATAACCCCTTAATAGCTGGAGAAAAAACGCCGAGAACGGATTTTCCAACGTTAAAAACAAATCCAAGAGCCTTTCCAAAGATGCTCACGACAGCGGCAGCTCCCTTCACAATCTTCTGAAGAGTCTGCAAAGTGTCGCTGTAAATCGTAATCTCTTTTCCAGCTACTCGAATTTTCTTAGATTCCGTCTCATCGCCGATTCCAAGAGCCTCGCTCATCTTTGCATGGGAGAGCTTTCCATAAATGCCATCGACGGCCAGTCCATAGTCCTCTTGGAATTTCTTCAATGCCGCCTGCGTTTTCGGCCCATAAATTCCGTCAACGCCGGTTTCTCCAATATCATAACCGAGCTGTTTAAGCCGCTCCTGAAGTTTTTTCACGTCATCACCGCGCATGCCGCGATTGATCGTCCGCTCCAACTCTTCAAGATCGGCCTTTACCTTCTTGGTCTGCCTCGGGATGAATCCGCCGAGAATATCGATCTCATCGTCCGTTTCACTGGGCTTCTTGATGATCTCTGTTCGAATTTCAGTAAGCGTTTTAAGCGAAGCCCCAAAGTCCTTGACTGCATTCGAAATCTCGACCAGTTTTTCAGCCGTCATCGGAGGAATGACCTGAGCAATAGCCGCCTTTACAGCGTCGATGACATTCTTGAGTGCTTCAAACATGTCATAAACACCAGCGAGCAAACTGTCTCTTCCGCCAAGTTCCTGCCACTCCTTAAGCATTTCGTTTCTAGCTTCACCGCCGGAAGCGAAAATATCCCACAGATAGTTGGCAAGATCCGTCCACATGACCTTGGCCTGATCATAGTTGCCAAATATCAGTTCAAAAGTCTTCATCCAACTGGAGCTGACGGCATCCTTGGTTGCATCCAGAGCTTCTGTAAAAGTCTTAGCTTCCTGAGCCGCCTTGGCTGCCGTAATGGAAATATCATCATACTGCGTAGCCAGATACGCATAAGCGTCGCTCGCGGTATCGAACTTTCCCTCCTGCACCAGCTCGTAGGCCTTCTCGGTCATCTCGGCGAATTTGCCGAAAGCCTTCTCCATGACTTCGGTATTCGCCCATTTCTCATTTAGAGTCTGGCCGAGATTTGAAACTGTGACCAGAGTGCCCTTTGCAGTCTTTCCATCCTTATTCAGTTTACCAGTCGCTTTGCCAGCTTCAATGAGCTGCTCTTTCAGCTGCTTCGAAGCGATACCTGCAAGCTCCAAGCTCTTCCAGTCCATATACTGCAAATATCCTGCGGAATAGGACTGGTTCAAATTGTACATTGCTCGACTGAATTCACCTGTGCCCTTACCAGCGAATGCCGTGGCATTGGCGATACCCTCGATCATCGGAATCAGTCTTTCAATGTCGCCACCAGCTGATGTAAGCTGGCCAAGTGCCTGAGTCATGTCCGTAAAGCCGTAACTGGTTTCATCAGAGAACCACATCAGCTTGTCCAAATATCCATTCACTTCGTCAATGGACTTGCCGGTGGCGTTCATGATTGTCTGAACAGATGCTGTTTTCTGACCATATTTTGTCCATCCAGCAGTAACCTGATCGATGGACAGCGAGGATATCAATCGCTTCCCATTATAGTAAGCGCTGTTTGCGAGATTGTCGATGACTCGCATCCCGACGATTCCGAGGGTAGAAAACCTTTTACTAACGCTTTCAATACCCTCGGCCATCTTGGCAAGGGAGAAGCTGTCGCCCGCCTTTTGCAGTGCTTTCAGCTGCTTAGCCGAACCTTCGAGATCAAGTCCTTCCTTAAGAGCGTCCAAGCTTTTCAGACTTTCTTTAATCCCCTTTTCAAACTGCGAATTGTTAAATTGCATTTGAACAATTCTCTCGTCGATGCTGCTCATGCGGTCGTCACCTCCCTCCAAACAGATTTCGCAATATTGTCAAATATGGGTTTCATGGCAGGGTTTATGTAATCCTGACCCGCAACAAATCCTCCAGTTCCGGTGCCATGGCCGTACTGAAGGATAATGGCAATGTTCACACCCTGATTTGTGTTGGTGTTCAGCCAAGAAATAGTTGTGGTCTCCGAGTTTCTTTCGATTTCATACGTCCAGCTGGAGGCGGTCTTTCCGGTGTTCACAGGAGTTGCCGCAGAAAGAGCGCGAACGCCCTCCTGACCGTATCGGTCTAGCGCGTTCAGATACCTCGCCCCCGAAATCGCATTCAGAAATTTCTCAGTTTTGCTGAAACTTCCTCGATGCTTGAAAATGGTCATAAGGGCCCCTTTCCATCGAATCATCCGCTGGACTTCATTTTCTGACGACGAGCCGCGTTCAGTGATGCGTTTCTGGACATCAGCGCGCGCTTGCTCATCTTTTTGTTACTCCCTTCTTTTTCTGCGTTCTTTTCGTTGCACACCCGAATCAGCGTGATAAGCCGTGACAGATGCCAGTTTTCGCAGTTAAAAGGGATTTGAAGACTGACCATCCAATAGTAGATGATCTCAGCAGTGATAACCTCTCGATTAAATTGTTTGTTGCTCTGCTTGGAAAACCAAGTTGCAGTCATTGGGTCGTTAATATAATTATTGATCGCCTGAAGATTCTCTCTGGACAGGAAATTGTATACCCAATCCGGAACGTCTCCTCGAATCGTCATGCATCGGATATAGTCCAAAGTCTCTTCTTCAGTTTTTTCGTCTTTGCTTAGAAACGGTTTATGCCATTTTGATTCCCATTTGGCCAGAGATCGAAGAGAATGCTCAAGCTCTAATGTCCACTCTTTTACGCGGACAAATTCTCCGCTCTGCTCGTCATAGTATTCATTCTCTGGAATCACGATCTTGAGCATCTTCTCCCATCTCCTAAATCATTGATCAGTCGTTCGTCAACTTGGCCATTTCGGTTTCGTACTGAGCCTTATACTCCGGTCTCGAAGTGATCTCCTTCGGCAGAATGTTGTTAATGAACTTCGCGCACTTTTCAGCGTCTCCCAGAAGATCGAGGTAAAGAGTGGAGAAAGCCTCGGACTGCTCGAAAGACTCTCGAATCTCTTCAGACTTCTTGAACCGGCGGCCATCCATGGACTTTTCTCCATAAGCGCGAAGAATAATATCTTTGATCATGGTTGCAAGACGGCGAGTGTCCTGTTCGTTAATCATTCGAGTAATCGTGGATTGAATGCCGCCTTCCGCTTCAATATCCCAAGCAATAAGTTCGGCACGAGAAAGATGAAACCAGAAATCCTCCTTGCGAGAATTGCCGTCGAAATCAGTATATGCAATCGTTTCCTTAACCATGGTAACAATCTCCTTTCAGGATTAAAAATAAAAAGAGTGAGCCCCGCAAACCCGGAGTGCGGATAAGCGGGGCAGAAAGTTATTTAGGTATTAATTTTTTAGACCGATTCGCCATCCATCATCGCCAGAAGCGCGTCGGGCTCGGGAAGCTCAGCCGCCGCGGACTCACTGCCATAGAGCTTGGCCTCAAGAGCGGCCAGTTTCGTGGGATTGGCAGTTCGAGAGTCGATCGTAATGGTCGATACCGGCTTATGACCGGTTACATTAATGGGCGTAGTGTTAATCTCCCAGCTGAAGGTGATCGCATCCGGGCTGTCATTTACCGTACTGTAGGCCTTTTCAGAAGGAGAGGCGGTGGCATTGTAGATAATATGAATCTTATAGCCATCGTCAGTTTCGTCCATCGTGTCATTGCCAACTTTTGTGACGTAGCAGAAGCAGAAAGACTTTCGGGTCTGCTGGCCAATGTAGACACCGGTCTTCGCTGCGACAGAGCCGTCGCACTCTGCGAACTCGTCCGGGTAGGTATACGCTTCGATGGTGCCGCCAAAGGTTTCGGCGGAACGCAGGGAGGCGTACTTGATGTCGTCCGCGTACAGATCAGTCAGTTCCGCGCCAGAAGGAGATTCGGTGACGGCGGTCAGACCATTCCAAGCAACACCAGTCCACTTCTGTCCGGTCGTGTCCTTGGTGTAGAGAACACCCTTCTGAACACCAGTTTCATACCACCGAGTACCGGTGGCATCCCAAGTAAGTTTAGGCATATCGTTTCCCTCCATTTAGTAGAAAATAGAAAATGCGTAGTGATACAAATTGTCCGCGGTATAGCATCGATCCAGCTTGCACCTCGGAAGATTTGCGAGTTTATCGGGGATTGCTGAATCGGGGTTTTTCTCGATCAGAACGAGATCATATTTGTGAATGATACGATAAGGATTGTCGTCTGCATACCTCACGTCATTCACAGATCGAGAATAAACAATTGCGGGGTAACTCATCTTCAGCGATGTAGGCGGCTGGAAATAGACGTTTCTGGAGCCCAGAACTTCTATGAGAAGCGCATGAAGGTCAAGCCTCGTTCCCATTCCAAACACCCCCAATCGTCAATATCAGGCGAGGGCGCTGGACTTCCACATTTGTGATCTTCCATTTCGCCCCCATCCATGTCACATACCGCATGGCAAAGATGTTGCCCCAAGCATATGCGTCCCCGACAATGCTGATTGAATTATTGATCTCCACATCGTCGTTGACTCGATCCTTACTCTCCAGTCGGCGAGTGTTTCGAATAACGTCTCCGTAATATCTTTTTTCAATCATAGATTCAGTCCATACTCCGGGGGTCGTCTCGGACAATGTTGCAGCATATCCGACCATTCCTGAAAACTTTGCCATTTTGATTCACTTCCGACGATCAGTCGGCGACGCCCTTCAGAACAGTGAGCGTCGCTGCGCTGGACGCGCCAGCCGTGAGAATCGTAACCTGACCAACATTAGAAACTTCTTCATAGCAAGTCACGGAGTAGAGCTTACCGGCGATGTCCACTAGAGCGCCCTTGAGAACCGCGTCCTTAATTTCGGAAGTCTTGGCCTTCGTCTTGCAGGCGGAATCGACATAAACGTAAGTGTCGCTTGCCTTGGAGTAAAGGCGATAATGGCGAACGTGAACGTCCTTCGCCTGAGAATAAACCTTATCCATTATTCATTCCTCCTTTAATTAAGCGGTAGCGTCAAGCTCCAGCACGATGGCAGAGTAGGGCTTGATCAGAGCGCCAGAGCAGCGGGTTTCAATCAGATACTTCATCTGGTTGTAGTCAATGTCGAAATTGTCGAACATGTTGACCGCACCACCCTTGTCAGCACCGACATTGTAATCGTTCAGATTGACAATGATGCCCATCAGATCACCGGAGCTCGGGCCCTTCACGCCTTCCATTACAGGAACAGTCACGATGCTGCTCACACGCATAGCGGAGCGAAGAGCGTTCTCGTCGGCGTACAGACGGCGGCCAGTGGTGTCCTCCAGCAGAAGGCATTCAGTCAGCCAATCCTCAGTAGTGAACAGGGTCGGAGAACCGCTGCCCTTGTATTCCTTACGGGACTTGACCGCCATCCGAATAAAGGCCTTGGCCTTCTCGGAATCCGTAGCGGAAGTCTTTACCGTAACCTTCTTCTTGATGGTGTACAGATCCGCATCGGAGACGATCGGGCGAATGTTGCCCTCATTGATCTTGTCGTCGCTGGAGCTCAGTCGGCCATCGCCGATCAGAAACGCACGGGCCAGTTCCTCGTCCAGCATCATGCGCATCTCAGACTTCAGCCAAGCGATCACGTCGAAGTCGGTAATATCAATCACATCATCACGGTCGAGCTTCTGCTTCTTGTAAACGGTGATCGGAGTAGTGGTACGCTTAAGCAGCGTAAATACTTCATCCTTCTTCAGGTTGCCCTTAATATAACCACGGGCACGAGCGTCGTCCTCGGTAATGTCCGCGAACATCGACTTGACGCGGCTGAAGGGGGTGTGGTGAACGCCGTTCATAACCTTGCCAACCCAAGACATCTCTCTGGAGATAAACTCGGGAGGATTGTTCATCGTCTTGGGCTCCGGGAACAGCATGTCAATGCTCTCAATGCCATACTCTGCGGCGTGCGCCATAAAGCTGTCCTTCATAGAGCCATAGCGCTTTGCATCGCTGATAATGGTCTGCATCTCGGAATGAGACAGGGTGTTGCCCTGAGCTTCATCGGTTTCGAAAATGTTGTGCTTCACTTCGGTTTCCTCCTCGTCGTCCTCTTTTTTTTCTGTTTCTTTGCTGTCGGCGGCCATTCCGATCAGCGCGTACATAACCCTTCGCTGCTTGTCGGTCATGCTGTCGACGACATCCTGTACAGTCTCTTCGTTCATTTTTTCTTCTCCTTCATCCGGTTTAGAATCAGCGTGTTCGAGGGCTTCTTCTGTCTCCTCTGCCGCTTCTTCACTGTGATAAAGCTGGATGGGCTCACCGGTATAAATCACGCCTTCATCACCAAACTCGGAATCTTCGGAATGAACCATAGTCTCCTCGATCTTCGCTCCGGGATTGGCTCCGGCAAGAACAAGGCTCACCTCGCGAATCGCTCCGTGAACCACGTCGTGACCAACCTGCTTCAGCTTGTTGGCATAAATAGAGAGCTGCGTAATGTCGCCATGACTTACGAGCTCTTTTGCAATCTGGCCTTTTTCAGTTTCGTTAAACCAGCCGTAGGTATACACACCGTCTTTTCGGTTTTCCAGCAGCGCATGACCAAGGACATTGGTAGCGGTGGCGTGATCGTGATTCCATACAAGCGGAACCTTAATGCCGTCGCAGTCTTTAAATGCGTCACGGCGAATTACTCTGCCGTCTGCACACTGTAGGTCATTTCGCGTTGCCCAACCTGAAAAGTCATAAGGTTTTTCCATGTTCAGGCCTCCCATTTTGATTTAGTTTTGTTCTCTGGAACTTTCCTCGTTTACAGCTTCTTCGTTCATCGGGTAATCCAGCATCTGATCTTCCTGACTCTGATTGAGATTCTTGTTTCGAAGCTCGTTGGCCCTCGGGTCATCCGACGACTTCATTCCAATGATCTGGCGAATCTCATTCGAAGTCATTATCTCGTTTCGAGTAAATGTATCCGCCATTTCAGCAATCTGAGAGACAGGAACAAACTTGAACGGGTCTCTGTAATAGTAAATAGACTGCCCCTGAGAACGGGCAGTCTTCGAAAGGAATTTTCTATTCATTTCATTGGCGATTGCAGCGACAACGGGTTCTACTGTTCGACTGTAGTAACTTGTCAAAACTTCATTAGAAGCCGTGCCGTCAAAGATACCGTCGGACAAACCGAGCTGACTGTAGAGCATTTTTGTCAGATACTCGATTTGATTCAGAAGATTGTTCTCAATGGGCCGATTCAGCTGAATTACCTTTTCTGTTCCGTCGATGTAACCGATTCCATGCTTGGATGACGAAAGCTGCCTTTCCAATTCTTCACGGCGTTCGTCTGCCTGCTTCTTTCTAAGCTCGCTCTTTACGAGATACGGCAGCTGAATGATCATGTCCAGCTTTCCGGAACTCGTCTGCTCATCAATCGCATCCAGCAAAGAAAGCTTGTATGCGAGTCTCCTCATGGTCGAGTTCGGCTCGTTCATGACTGGAGATAGCGGATTTTCTGGAAGAGCCACGATGGACTTCGGAAGAACAATTTCCTGTTTTCGCCCGGTGGTATCGTTATACAGATTTATCCGGACATGTTTCGGGTACCACTCGACGACCTTTCCAACCCTAAGCGACTTAATATCATAAGACATAGTGTTGTTCGGATTGAGAATGGTGTCAACTGGAACGATAGCCACTACGCCTTCGTCGAGCATCGAAGCGGCCACGTCAAGCATAAATGCTCGACCGGTCTGATCGATGTTCGCTTCCGTAGTCAGGCAATAGTTCAATCCAGAATCGATTCCCTTCAAAAATTTTCCATTTTGATCCAATCTCGCATGTATCATTCTAGTGTCAGCCACGTCCAATGCAATTCTGGTATTGATCGACGAAACAATTGTCTTTTCGCTGGATGGGCGCAGACGAATTCTGTCCGGTCTAGACGACCACCCAACTCCGTAATCCCCATAATACGTCGGATCTCGGTTCTTGAATGCATTCCATGCATGCTTCAATCGGTTTGCAAATTTTTCCGGCATACAGTTTAGCCTCCGTTATTTTGGCCAAAAACAAAAAAAGACGCTCTCATTGTGAAAGCGCCTAACGATCTATCATGGCCTAGATTTTTTCAATTCTTACAATGTCGCGTTCTAGAGCTCCGGCTAAGGTTCCACCGTTAAGTTCAATGTAGAGACAGCCATCGTCGCCACCGTCTTCTTCTGGAGGCGTATACTCCTCAAAATACCCCTCTGAAAAAGTGCCATCGGAATAGTAAATGCGAACATCATGATGGTAATAATCTTTCAAATCCATTTTGATCAATCACCTCTTTCTACTCCGATTAGACTCAGCTGGATAGACATGTGTTCCAGTTCTGGAATAGATAATGGTCATTCTAGTTGTGAAGTTTTCCTCTTTTGTCAAATAGTTGATATGAACGCCGATAATCCTTCCAACATCAACCACTTCTCTCTGTAACCAATCGCCAGTTTTAGAATTCGGAATTGCTCTTCCAGAACCGGAGTATTTATCGACCAACTTTTGAACGGTTTCCAAATCGCCAAACATATAACTTCTTCCGGGAATGTAACCTTTGCCGATCAAGTGGCGCATCTGAGATTCTCGATTTACCGCTTTCTTAAAACGCCCTGAAGCTAAAGCTTCTTTCATCTGCAAACGAGCCTTCTTTTCTAAAGAAAGCTGATGCTTAGTTCTCCGAACGCCCCATCGCATTCCTTTTACCCCATAGTGGTAAAGCTCGTTTCGCATTACTCAAAATTCTCCTTATAAACCTTATAAGCTACATAAGCGTCCATCATCGCGGCAACAGCGTCGATCTTCTGATCGTTTCGCTTCTTCAGCAATTTTCGGTTGCCATTCGTGTCTTCAAGTGCGATGCAGTTACCCATGCAGAAACTCATAAGCTCCTGATCGAAATCGAGCATTCGCTCCTCAGAAAGCTTCTTGAGCTCTCCAAGCGGAACGGATTCTGTCTTTGCGCCTTGAATCACTTTCTCGATTCCAAACGGGCCGTTCTCCTGTTCCCATCGAGTGACAAACTCTTTAGCGTTGTATGGGTCAAATCCAAAACTGCGCACGTCGTATTCCGATTCGTCGATATGTCTGTACAAATCATCATAGACCTGCATCATGTCAAGAACCGAGCCGTCTAGCACTACAAGGCTGCCCTCGGAGATAAACGTTTCGTACTTTTTCCGCATGGCGCTTTGAAGCTTGAATAGCGTCATAGACGAAATATAGCAACGGGTTTTAACTCCAAACGCAGAACCGCCCAAAGGAAACAAAAATGTGAAAGCACAGAAATCGTCTCCTCTCGACAAATCTGCGCCCATGGAACACGGCATTCTCCAATATTCCCTTTTTCGATCAGAGCATTTCGTCTCTTCATAGGTGAAGAAATAAGTGTAGCCTTCCATGGGAAGGCCAAATCTCTTTGCCAAAATATCGTTTTTCGCAGATGGCACCCGCTCAGCTCGCTCAACGTCCAGCTGGTAAGCTTCATAGGGCACTGTTTTTCCGATATTGGGATTTGCCTTCACCCACATCGCCGGATCTCCAACTTCCATCTGATCGTCCAGCTTGTACCACCAAATCGATACATGCGGTGCGACGTAATCGCCCTTCAGTATACTCATCAATTCCATTTTGACGCTATCACCGACGGAATTTCGAACAGTACCTTCCGAACTTATTGCTAGGATTAAATAGTCCTCAAGCTTCGACGCGCCCTGTTCAATGGTTCCTATCGGATCTTCTCGAATGTCACAAGACAGCCATTCGTCGACGCTCGCGTATTTGGTTCTCAAGCCCTGAAGCGCATCAATGGACATCGGTCGAATTCGAAGAATGGACTCGGTGATAAACGCCTTGATGCCTTCTTTAGTAGAAGCCAACTTCACTCGGTTTGCCTTCGAACCCGTAGTGTTCTGCAAAGAGCCTTCAGTGAGAAACTGAAATAGCGGCCCTCTCGAACGCGCTATGGCAGTCTTAATCGGGTTCATAACCTCTTCGGCCTGCTTCATCGTAGGCGCAACAGTAATCTGGTCGGTGGTCGTGTTGTCGTTTATGAGCCCGTAAGCCTGCATGCACGCGGCATACATAGACTTGGCAGCTCCTCGGGCAACGATAAGATACTGCTTCTTAGTGAGACGCTTCTTAATCCTTCGGTTGACAAATCTTCCTCCGCGTCCATCAGCAAAAGGTTCATAAACACTTCGATCCACAAAGTAATACCAACCCCAAACATCCTCCGCCCAGAGTTTAAAACTGTCGAGAAGCATCAAATCTGAACCATCGGTCAGAGTCAGCTCCTCTTCACAGAAACAAATGAAACGCTCAGTAGCCTCATCATCATAGTAATAATGCGGATTCGCAATTAGTTCGTCAATGCGGTTCATCTGCATGCTGATCTCTTTGTTGACTGGAATATCCCCTCTGAGAACTGCGTCTCGAAATTGGCCGTAATACTTTGGAGTAGCTGTATTAGATAGCGGCATGAAATGTCACCTCTTTAATACAGCCAATACGGATTATATGGATCAGTCGTTCGAGTAGCTTTCCGATAAGCCCGCTTTTCCCTATCCTCTTCCTTGTACTGCTCACTTTGAGCTTTCTTTTTTCTTTTAATCTCTTCACGCTCAATCTGAAGCTCTAGCCGCTTATTTTTTTCTCGGTACGCATCGGTTTTGGCCTTAGGGTCTTTACTGTTTTTACTATCTTCGGACTTCTTGTCGTTCTTATTGCTATTATTTTGATTTCCCTGTTTGCCATCTTTCTTCTTTCCTTGATCGTCAAGCTCAAAAGTTTTCTTAACCCAAGCATCAAAAATGCTCTTAGCCGCATATTTTCCGGCTTTTACAACAAAGCTTTCTCCATCCTTAACTTTTTTCGGATTAAGCTTCGAAGCTAGTTGAGAATATTCATCCTCTAGTTTAAGCCGAGCGATCCGAGCTTTTAGCTCATCATCAGAAACTCCGGCGTGTTTGTTATACTCAGATTGTCTATCTTTCGAAGTTCCCGGCCTGAGTTTGTTTAACTCCGAATTAAGCTTCGCATACCTCTTCTTTCCGGCTGGCGTAAGACTGCCATCTTTATTCTGGTATCGTCTTACACCCCATTTCATGCCGAGAATGCCATGATGGTAAAGTTCATTTTGATAAGCCATAACTGGCATTCCTCCTTTTAAGATTCGGATTCAATGTTCAACCGCCATGCGATTTGATCCATTACATCTTGCGCAGCCTTGGACACCGTTGAGCTCGAAGACGGATCGAACACGGACTTCACACCAAGATACAAATACAGCTTGGCCCCGTTCATCAGATTCTCGTTGCTCGGAAGAAAATCTTCCCAAGTCTCATCATAACCGGTGATTGAAAAACCTCCAGACGGGCCGACCCCAATCTGGCTGAGATTCATAAGAAACGCGTTGATGTGAACGATCACGTCCATGTCAAAAGACGTATCGTCGGCATCGAGTCCCAAAAGTTTCTTGATTGTCGTTAGAATACTCTTTTCCATAAAAAGCCTACTTTCTCCAAGGACATGTGTCGTTAGGCTCTCGCTGAATCGGTTCTTGCGGAAGCAGACTTTTGTCCCCATAGTGTATTGCATTGTGAGTTTGATAAGATACGCAGATCAAAAACTCAGGTTCGAACAAAACCGGGTCGTTTTCCTCAACCATTTCCGGAGTGATTGGGTTCATATGGTGTACGTAAATCTTGTCTCCAATCGGATAATCTGCCAGACCCATATCGCATCCGTCGTCTCGAATCAGAACTCGGTTTCTTGCATCTTTCCATTTTCTGGAAGAGTAGAGCATCTGATTCAAATATCGTTCATAGCCAAACGTCGTTTCGCCTACGACCCCTCCAATCTTCAGATACTCATACCGCTCCAAAAAAGAAGGAATCTGAATCAGATCATGATAGGTTCTAATATTACTCGTTCTCTTCATAGTCGTCACCTGTATCGATTCGGTATCGCTTCATAGCTTCAATAGCTCTAATATAAAGTTCCTTGGTTCTCTGCTGAGACTGAAGCGATTCGGTCTTGGCTCGGAGCAGCTTGTTCTCCTCTTCCAACTTTTCCTTCTCAAGACGCTCTTTTGTGGAGCCTCGTGCCAGCCAATATGTAATAAGCTGATTGGAAGCCGTCCCATCTCTAAGTTTTTTCTCTGCAAGATCGATTGCCAATGCTGTGAGCTGATCCTCTCGATCCTCCGGAGTCATAGCAGGCCGTCTTCCAACTTTAGAAGGCGATTCCATAGCCGAATCTCTCTGTTTAATAACTCTTGGCACCAGTTTCGCCTTCCTTTCCATGTAGTATCGATTAGAACCGCATGACTTAAATATAACTTCATCGCGATTCATCTAGTGGTTTGGGGCAGATCGTCAGCACTTTTAGAGTCATCGGTTTGTGTGAAAATGAAGGTCTCCCTTCTTTTTTATTATTTGGATCCGACGACCCAAAAATATCAACGACCTGCCCCAAGCCACCAACCAAAACACCCTCCCCAAATATCCCGCCGGAGATTTTTTAGAG